CTCGTGTGTAACAACTGCTTTACAGCCAACTCCCGCAGTCTTGCTGCAAACGGACGCAAGCTCTCTGTTGCTTGTTCCGTATGCCCCTTCACCGTACCTAAACTACGGTACACTGCAGCAGCAGCTATATCTTCTACATTCTTCAAATGCCCTTCAAGCTGATTAAGAATTCTACCTACAGATCCCTCAGCAATAACCCGAACCTCAGATGGTTCTAGCTGCCCAGCCTCTTGAAGTTCCTGATAGGTCTCTTCAAGCAGAACACTAATTGTTTCATTCCCAGCCTCTACTCCTCTAGTCATAGCATCAACTACATCTGGAGAAGCAACCAATTCCAAAATTTCATTATCTGTCATACGTGCAGCAGAAATGGGCACCTGTGTTTCATGCTCCACGGGAAGCATGGGTGGGCGACAGGTTAGATATGTGTATCCACGAATCTTTCCATAGCTACCAAACAGTGGACTAGACATACCTACCATACGCTCTTCCTCTTCCTCTTCCGCTACCTTTTTCTTCCCAGACTTCTTCACAGTCTTTTTCTTCGTTGGCTTATTACCTGAAGAACTCTCAGTCTCCTCCCCTTCACCTTCTCCGGGGATATCTGTACTAACAGGATGTTCCTCTGTACCCGCAATTTCAGCATCCTCACCAGTTCTGAGAAAATGCTGAAACTCTAAGAACAACCCAGGATGGATATCATGTAGAATTTCAAATGTAAACATCTCAGCCAGCAAGTCGAGAATTGGTTTGAACAATGTGAAAGTTCTAATCTCCTTGAATGCCTCAGCAGTTGATCTGTTCACATCGCTACTCATTCCAAGATCCAATGGGGTAACCCCAAAGTTCCTGAACACAATACGCTCCACACGCGGCATGATCTGAGCAATCTCCATCTCACGCCACGGGCGCTGAAACTGAATCCATCGTGGGTCACCACGTCCGTAAATAGTACGCAAAGATCTATGGTTCTGAGTGCCTGTGGTAGACTCGAAGTCTGCCTTAGCCCTCGTATATGCCTCACGCCCAACATCTCCAAGATGCAAGATACCCAAAGGAATTTCATCATCACTGAAAAAAGATGCAATAGCTCTTGAGGCCATCATTAAAGCGGAAATCTCATTTACAATTGCTTCCGCTGGAGGCGTTCCATAGAAACTATCTGTTCTACCATAGAACACAGTATGTGCAACATCCTCTGGGGTAAATTCAACAGGCTCAATTTGCATACCATCTTTGTCTGAGATTCTCTGCGTATACCCTAGGATCTCTCCGTGATCTCCCGGAACAATATCAAAAGTAGCAGGATCTCTCGGAGCAAATTCAATAATTGAACCCCCCACTGCACGAATCTTCTCAACATAAATTGAATCCAAAACAAATAGATCCGTTAGTACCTTGGCAAGCACTTCTCTGAATGTCTTTGCGCCTGGACCAGGGTGAGTGAAGAGGTCAACGGCAAAATTGAAATCTCGTTTTGACACCCCAGGTTGAGCAACAATACGCCAAGGCGTAGTGGATAGGGTTCGCACTAGAAAAGAAACTGTAGGTCTCATTGCTGCAGATTTTCTATGCATCCGACGCATGGTAGCTGCTGTAAGCAGTCCATCATTTATAGGAGAAGGTGGATGAAACCACGGGCCAAATGGGAAAGGATGATTGTCCTTCCACCCCCGCTTTTCCCTAGATTCATTCCGAGCCTGCTCGTTCAGCAATTCTAGCTGACCTAATGTTCCTCGGGTAACCCTAGCAGATCCTTCATCTACCAACCGCTTAGCTTCCGCTAATGAAACGGTTCTATCAACTCCCATAATTTTCATACTCATATAAAACCTCACAAAAAGAAATTTTTACAGTCTCCAACCTAGTGTTACACGCCTTATACGCAAAAGCAACAAATTTACACAGTCCACGTACCAAAGCCTCCAGAGAACGTTTCCATATCTCTTGCGGCTCTTTGTGCAAACCAGCACGCCATCACCAAGTCAGTACTCTGAGATCCTGGAGCATATACCAGCATCTCGTTAATCCACATACAGAACCCACACCCACATTCAGAAGGATGCCTCTCTTTATATGGGATTACCCAACGATCTCTCTCAAACTCTGCAGCTAACAGAGGGATACCATACTCAGGGTGCATCTTTTGGCTCCCAGTAAAGTGAGGCTCCAACGGCAGATCAACTCCCTGAATATCTCGAATCCAATCAATAATAGCTTGCTGGTAATAGTTATTCTCCACTCGAATGATCTCCGGACGTAGATCATTGTACATCTCAACAAGCTGTCGAGCAGTATCTGGAGAGTTCCATCTTCCTCTTCGTACATCTACAACAATCCTAGTTCCCTCTGGGTGATCTGAGTTACTCCCGTCAGCAACAGCTATAGTAAACAGAACAGAAGGCTTGTGCTCACTAGTCTGCCCAATACCCAAGTCAACTCCAGTATACCTAGGGTACGCTTTGAATGTCTCATGCCACGGAGGTAGCCCATATTTGATAGCACCACCAACCCCCCCAGAGTCCCCAAAGAACATATATGGCTTGAACATCCTAGACTCCTCAGATGTGGGGTTGTTCCTAAATGAACGATCAAAGTAAAAAGACCCTCGTGTCTTATATTCGCTTATAAGAGCTTCCTTATTCCATTTAGATCCATCGGCTGCAGGATATGGAAGAGAGATCTTCTTTCCAAAACTAGTATCAATCTCCTCAAAATCCTTACTGATTGCAAAAATATAAGAGTTCCATCCCGGAGTCTTCATAACGTGATGGCTACAGTCATCCTCATGCCACAAAGTACAAAGATACCAGTAACGTGTGGAAGGCCCAGCCTTGATATCCAGCCAGGTTCCTTTGAAGATCTCCGTAATATGTCTCCGCATTCTAGGCTCAAGAATAGAAGTCTGCAGCGACGTGATATCGTCAAAAATTAGAAGGTCCGCACGACCACCCTCGGGCGAGGAGCTAATACCATATGCTTGCACACTCGGGTCTTTATCATCAACCATCGTCCCATCAGGACGCTCAGTTGGACGGATAACATTGATCTGCTCAGAAGACCACGAGCGCATAGGATCTGGCCGTAGCTCTGGAAATACTAGATGGGTAAGCCTCCCATGCCTAGGGTCAAAGATGTGCTTCCCTAAAGCCTGCACAAATCCTGCAGACCTATCCCTGCTTACAGATACAATCTTGATCCGCATCCAAGGATTATTACCCAGTTCCCACAAGGCTCTAAGAATAGTGATCTGTGTAGACTTACCACTCTCACGCATAGAGGCGATAAGAAACCTTTGATCTTCAGAAACAATACGCTGGAATTCTTTATGCAGAGGACACTGGGGGCTACCAAAGTATAGAGCACAGAAAACATTAGGGTCTTTCCTAGCTAGCTCAATAACATATTGCTCTAGGTTCCACTCTAATGCGTCTAATCTCTCCTCATCAAAACTATCTAAGTTTAGATTCTTATAATCTAAATCAGGTGGTAATATCTGGCTCAACAAGTGTAGTTTCTATTACCTCATGTCTTTCCACTGGGTCTTCCACATCAGCAATAATCTCAAGTATAGCTCGAATAGCCAGCTTAGAATCTGCTCCCTCTCCTCCAACCTTCAGACGTAGAGTAGTCTCTGTACGATCTGTAGGCTCCCCCTCAAGCATTCGTCGTTCGTAAGCTAGGTCTTTAAGAACTCTAATCACTTCACTCATCTTCTCAAACCTAACCTCCCCCTTTTCAATTGCCTCCAACCCCATCACAGCTAGTTCTTGTAACCGCTGAAGATGTATTTGATCTTCAATTGAATAGTGGGATATATCAGTATCTTTATCTAACTGCTCCAACCCCATCTTCCCGCGCACCTGCGTAGAAATAGCCTCCATCTTTGCATCCCACTCATCTTCCTTTTTCCACCTAGAAAGCTGAGCCTGGTCGATACCTGTCTCTACTGAAGTATCCTTAAGTGTACGCAGCCTTCGATACACTTGGAAGGCTTCCCTCCGCTTCTTAAAATCCTTTTGTCTTCCGATAGTAACACCTCCTACTTCGCAGCATTTCCAAATGCTTCATATAATCCTAGTTCCCGACAAGCTTTATTGCTTGCCTCCCCCAACTTCTTAGCAAACGCTTCCGTGTCTTCTTCTAAAGAAGCGTGTTCAAACCCAACAAACACCCACCCATCCCGCTTACACCTCTCAGCTATAATCTTAGCATTATGGTAAATATGTATTGGCTGACGGCGCTCAACCGTACCATCAGGATGATGCTTCTCTGCTATCTGTTGGTACAATAAACCATCTGCATTCTGCCAATGCTCATACCCCCAATGACCATATTCACTCTCAGTCCACTGACCAGTAAAATGAACCCACCTGGGTAAGTCGGGGAATTCTTCCTTCAGCTTCTTGAGGAACCAATTAAGGTCTTTCTTACTCCCCCACTCATCCCACTCAATAGCTGGGCACACAGATGAAATATAGGGCTTCCAAACCTTCAAGCTCTTCTTAAACATCTTCCATGCTGCAGTTTTATCAGTCTTGATCAACTGAAGAAGTTCTGGGTGGTCATCCGTAGTAAGAAACAATATAACTGCTAGTCCAGC